ACCACCAACCAATGCAAGTTCAATGTTATCCGCTCCATCTATTGGTAATATCTCTCCGATCACACCAACATAACATACACTATTTAAATTTTCCATTTTTTATACGTTTTCAAATTCTTTTTTTACTAAATCAATTTCTTCATTCACTCTATCAAGTTCTTTAGAGATCATTTCTTTAATAATCTCTTTGTTATAGAAACTGACCTCACCTTTTCTGTTGAATCCTCCAGAGTGTGTAAATCCAATCGTGACACTCAAACCACAAGATTTAAGCGCAGATTCCAATTTATACTTCTGTCTTTCCAACCTATCAAGGTTTTCTTTTACTTTTTTTGCTTGTTCAAATTTTTCTAATTCCATAACTTTATTTTTATACTGTATGTTCTATTTGTACTCTCACACAATTTTGTGGTAAACGATTGAGGTGTCGGTAATTGTTAATGTAACCCATCATATTTGCACTACCAACAGCGTTTGCGGAATGAACTACAACTTCAACAACAGGTTTACCATCTAACCATTGATTCACTAACCATTTAGTACAATCCATACCGGTTTTTTCGGTAATGTTATCGTAGTTAATTGAATAGTTTTTAGTAACACCATATAACCATTCTGACATAGCACTGTCACCCAAGTCGTGATCTAATGAGATTAACTCAATGTTCTCCAAACCAATTGAGTTTATCTTTTGTACGAACTCGTCGTAAGAACGAACCACAGTCCACTCAGGAATACCATCCACCAATGCATTGTTAGGACTAACCGGTGTTCTTACATCATCCAAATAAATTCTATATTTTTGTTTTTCCATTTTTATTTTTTTTAATTTTCATACATTCCACTTTCTTCATCATCTTTCATAAGTTTTACCAATAGAGCTTGTCTACTGTATTTTCTTATCAATTTGAATGTCTCCCCAATATCGGTAAAATCGCTTGGCGGTGTGTCAGTTCTTACAGGAAGAAAGATTATAGTAAACCCGTGATTACCCGCGAACTTCTCTTTTACTTTAATACCACAGATTTCATCAATATAAACCCAAGGATAGTTACCCACAAGTTTAACTTCAATACCAATCTTTTTTAATCTTTCTACGAATACCGTGATTTTATCTCCGGTTATTTCTGAGTTACTTTTTGTTTCCATATCTATATAGGTTCCAAATTTTGTTTCTTTTTTTTTCATTTTAATATTTCAAAAAATATAATAGTTATTAATGAACCAATCAAATAACCAAAACCTGACCATAAAGCAAGTTTTAATCTTTCTTTCCAAGTTTTTGATTCAACCATAAAACCAACAAATGGTAATGATAGAAATGGCCCAATAAATGCAAAAAACATCATACCAAGATAATCCTTATCTGAGACCACACTAATGTAAAAAGTACTCCCAATTTCAAGAACCGAAGCACTTAAAAACACAATGATATATTTCTTCTTAACTGTCCTTTCTACTACCATAACATTCAAGTTTCTTATCCGTTACATTCCACAAATCTTTTTTTCCTTCCGTCATATGACAATTATGTTTTTTACCGGTTCTTTCGGCAAAACTAACAATCATATCATTGTGATGATTTTTGATAAAATGAGGACATTCCTTACATGGTTTTTTCATATAAGAACAAAGATAATAAAAAAATTTTGATTAATTTACTTTAAGTAAGAAATTTTTTTGTGTATTGGTCTTTTTCCATACTTTTTTTCCATTAACTTCTGATGAAGTTCCCAATTAATGATAGATTCATTAACCGGTTCATCATCTTTTGCCATAGCATAAAGTTTACCAATTTTTTTCAACATTTTTGTTGTAATGTAATTAAATTTTTCGCACTCGTCTTGGAAGAATCTTAAGGGGTCTTTTTCATATTTAACAATACTATTTATAATTTTTCTCCTTACTTTATCCACGTTTTTTTCTTCATCATCTTCCATAAATGAAGGTACATTACCCACCATTTGTCTAAAAAAACTTTTTAACATATCGTTCTCAGTACTAACCATTTCATCAAATATTTCAATTTTTATATTTGCAAGATTTATAAATACAAGTTCTAGTACTCTTTCAACTTTTTCTTGATCCGTCATTTCATCCGTATCTTCTCCAATATGGTTAAGTAATGCATCCACTCTGTCCATCCTTTCATACAAACCTTCAATAAGTTTTTCGTATGTAAAATTTTTAATTTCAATTAATTCTTTATAAACTCTATTGTTTTGTAAAAATTCCCTGAATTGAGATTTTGTTATATTTTCACTTTTAAGTCCAGATGCAATTTCAGTTGGTCTTACTAAATTTTCAGCAATAGAAGTATAGTACATATACCTAAAAAATTGTTTATCTATCACAGGTATTCCAAATGTAGAGATTTTTTGTGTTGCACTATATTTTACATCTCTACCGATTAAATCAGTTTGTTTCGCTTGTTTATCGTACTTATGTTTTAGTTCATGCGCTAGTGAAGATAAATGTTCACTCTTGTTTTTTATTAAAGTTTCATATAACTGGTTAGGTTCCCAATATGGTGAAACCGCAAATGTTATTACTAAAGCGGCATTCGTTGATGGTTTAACTTTTTTCATCATAATTTTTCTATCAAACCTAAATGTTTGACCCATACCCATTGATAGAACATCCGGTTCACCATTGTATTCATCAAATTCTTTTACCTCAACCGATAACTCATAATGATCAATAATTATTTTTTTATTATACCCTAACTCAATATCTAAATCCCCCTCAAAATTATATTCTTCTTGTTTGGTATTAATGGTTTGAATATCTTTAGATACTATCTCAAATAGTTTTTCTGCGGCATCAAGAATATTGTCAGGAACACCTAACGCCTCATTAATAATTCTACATTGACTTTCAGTTATAATAATTTTCATACTAATAAATATATTGAGGATATTAAATTATCCAATAACCCCAATTAAATCATCTAAATGGTGATCACCTTCCATTTCAGGAACGATATCTCGTTTATCCATCATATGTACAATTTCAGTTATACTATATGGTGATAGATTGTTACCATCAACACCAACATCTAATCGTTTACCTTTACCCCACTTTTTACTTGCAGGTAAGTGAACGTGTCCGTGAAGGTGTATAACACCTTTATTAAGACCATTCCAACTTTCAAATGGATAATGTGTCATAACAAAATCGGCACCGTCAATATTAACTTGGAGGTAATCGCTCACAGATAAAAACATATCTTTGATGTTATCTCTATTGTTTCTTATGTGTTGATCATGATTACCCATAACTAAATGAATATTCTTACACACCAAACGATCCAAGAAAATTCTAATACTTTCAAAACCACCGAACGCAACATCACCCAATATAATTAATGTGTCGTTCTGTCCAACTTTTGAGTTTATGTTATCCACTAAAACATTATTCATTAGATCTATTGTGTGAAAATCTCTTGTACTATTAATAGGAATCTCACCATCTTGGGTTCTCCAATTCGTTACCCCTCTACAAATGTTTTTATGGTTGTAATGTGGATCCGATGTGACCCACACTCTACCTGTTGTTAATATTTTATCAAATTTCATATTCTTTTTATTTAAGGTAAATCAATTGATTCATCTGACGTATACATATATTCTCTTAAATACTTTTCAAAATCATCTCCATATGTACCATATGTACTGTAAGTTTTATATGCGTCAGTGCGGAAATCAGTATTTATGTCACCCATATAACCTCCGGTCAAATTTGTTGTGCCCGTACTATTGCTGATTAATAAATTTCTCACTCTATCAAGGATGTTATCCGAACCCAAATTATGTGGAATAATCTTATTATTATCTGGTAGTAAATCCCATATTGATTCTTCTTTTTGTAATTCAGGTATTACCACCGACCATATTTCCTGAGGTATATTTAATAGTAATGGACTTGTCTCACTATCATCAGACAACCACGCTTTTAAATCTTTATTATCCGTTTTATCTCTAGAGATAGCGTATTTAACATCCGTACTTCTATTGATCACATAAATAATTTTATAATTCTCAACATAGTTATTCCAATATTTTAATTCAGTTATACACCATTTAGTATTTGCCCCATATAACTTCGCCGCTTCATAACTTAATGGTATCATAACCAACCATTCTCCGTGTTCAAGTAATTTTTTGGTTTGTTTTTCTAACTCTTTCAATCTAAGAATTTCTTTAGCCTTATTAACCTCACTTTGTAAAGTTATAAAGGTGGTATGTTGACTAATATCGTTTTTTTCAATTCTTTTTGCCTTACAATGTTTTTCAAACTCATTTAAGGTCTCTACATTCTCATCACCAAAAAGATCAACCCCAATTCCATATCGTATGTCCATATTATCATACCAATTTTTCAAAATTTTAATTAGAAACTCCGAATACTTGTAAGTATCGGTAGGATCTATCATACCAATAAGATCAATAATTGTAATGTTTAATTCAGGATGTTGTTCTTTTAATTTATCTAATCTACTCATAACTACAAATTTATTTCAAACCGATTTCTCATTGAGGTTAATGTTTCTTCAGGTACATTATGTTCGTTAATACCACCGTGCCTGTTTTCCACAATTATGGAAAAAATTTTATATTCAAAATATTCCGCCATTTCAAAATATGGTTTCATTTCCCATTCTTGAGTGAATGTGTTTGAAACAACAATTACGTTGTTTAATAACGCAGTATGATTTAATAGCATTGCACTATAAACACTATCCTGGCACCATTTATGAGCCTCTTTAAGTTTAAACATATCAAATTTATACTCACCGTCTTTCATAAAAAACATATCAGTTTCAAAGTGAGTACCACCTAAAGATTTGGCAAATGTGGATTTACCGGATCCTGGAATTCCACGAACAATATATAATATTTTTTCCATAATCAAAATATAGAAAATTTTTTTTTAATAAACAACTATTTATATGTATGAAAATTATCTTGACTGAGTTACAATATCAACACCTATTAAATGAAGGTTTTAATTTTGATCTTGAATATAAAAGATTATACCCAAAACTATTTAAACAAATTTGTTTAAGATATGCAAATGGTGATATAGAAAAGGCAAATGATTTTTGTCAATTAGGGTTTATTAAAGTTCACCAAAAAATGTCTATGTACGATGGTTCAGGTAGCCTTGAAGGTTGGATTCAACGTATTATAAAAAATACAATTATTGATGAATTAAGAAAAGAAAAAAGATCTCCAAAAAGAAAAGATGTTGATTTTGGTTATGAAGATTTAGGTCTTGAGGATATACCAAATGAAGAACCCATTTTTTCTATGTCAGATATTAAAGATGCGATGGAAAGTTTATCACCATCATATAAAAGAATTTTTAATATGTATTATTTTGAAAATATGTCTCACCAAGAAATTGCCGATGAATTAGGAATTAGTGATGGGACCTCAAAATCAAATTTATTTAAAGCAAAAGCAAATGTTAAATCTTATTTAGAAAAACTAAATAAAAAAAGGGAAGGTTAACCCCTCCCTTTAAAGGTCGACAACGAATTGTCCGACTCCACCACCTTGTTTTACTAAACAAGGAAAATTAACTAAAGTTTGTTGAATCTGATATTCTTAATCCATCCACATAACGTTCAGGTTTACTCCAGGAAGTTCTACGTTCAGGATATTCCAAATAGTATGACTCAATATCATAACCATCTTCCTTACCCCAAGAAAGAGCCATATCAATGAATTTTTCCTGACTCATTTCATTTCCGTATTCATCTATAATACGTCCTGATCTAATGAATTTAAATAGTGATTCTTTATCCTTAAAATACTTATCATCATTAAAATTCCAAAGGAACTTCCACCCCATACTACGTTTACCTAAATGAACTTTTACATTATCACTAAACTCATCCCAAGGTGACCAATTGTCAAATTTAGTAGGATCCCCAATCGTAAAATCTTTACTAACCGATTCCACAGTTAATTCCATTTGTCTAATTCTAGACATAAGACGATTTCGTCTTGTTTCCAATTCATTTACAGTTGGTATTCTGTAATAATTTGTTCCCATATCTATATTCTTTCAATCCAAAGGTAGTAGTTTGGAGGATTAACCACACCTATTGAAATATCTGTAAATCTACCCCCAATTATATATCCCATTTCTAAATTAACCTTATTCAGATTACCAGTCAAATACCCAAATATTGTGTAATTCAATGTTAAAGAATAAACAGTTCCAACTGAATTAAACCCATAGTTATATGGTCCCATTGAATTATACTTATACACACTCTTTGTGATAAATTTAATTGTATCAGGTGGGGTCATATCCAATGGTAATCCCATTTCACCAATACGGTATTGTTTGATCACCCAAGTTTGTCCAACCAATGAATACTCTGTAGTATCCTGTGGGTTTGGGTTAGTAGGAACCGGTGGTTGATACACTCCCGGTTCAATTACTTGTTTCTCACAAGAAAACAAACCCAAGGATAATACTAATAAAAAAAATATTCTCTTCATAATCTATTGTGTTACTAATGATTCAATCTTACTCTTAACTTGTTCTGACATTAAGATCTCACTCTCATTACTAATAATTACAGAGTTAACCAAAATTTTATATGGAATGTGAACTAAAAATGTATCACCATTGTAAAAACTTAAATTGTGTTTTAACTCAATTGATCCATGAATCATTTTTAGAAACAATTTGAATTGAATCTGATCCATAAACTTCTCATCAATTAACACACCCATGTTCTCGTTGATGACTTTTAATGTGTATCCTGTAATTGTTGGTTTTGACATATTCTATAATTTTAAACAAAGATAGTAAACTATTTTACAATAACAAATTTTTATTATAAAAAATTATCTTCATGTGTAAATCCTGATGAATCAATTTGTGGCCCATTATCAATTAAAACTTCAACTTTTATTTCACCATCAACAAATTTTGACACGGAACAAAACTCAATTTCAACATCCCCTTCAAGTTGTAACTTAAACTCATTATATTGTTCTTCATTTTCAAATGAACCTATCTGTGTTGCCGGTGAGTTGTAGGTCTTTATCCTATATGATCCATATGGATTTTTAAGTTCCGAAAATTCCATAATAAGATTTTCAAATTTATAATTATCAGTACCATCTTCGGTTACAAGTTTACCGTTCTCATCTCTTTTATAAAATGCCAATCTACGATAACCACAATTATTACAACCTATATATTCTTCTCCTGTTTTATAATAGAAGTCGCTAAACGCTTCTTGTTTACAGTTTGGACATTCGATATTATCAATTACACTTCCCATATTATTTTGTTATTATATATTTTTTACCTTGTTTTTCTAACTTACCAACATAGTCGTTTTTATAATCAATTCCTGACCAAAAACCACTACCATCACTCCAAAGACCACGTTTATTATTTTTATAAACTTCTTCACCGAATGTAATATATTCCGGTTGATCGTGTTCAAGTAAAGATGCTGATCTTGTCATTTCACGTTTTTCTTGTGGTGTGTAATTTCCAGACCAATCTTGTCTACACAAGAAAGTTGCTTCTCCAACTATAACCTCTTGTCCATCAAGAGTTGCCTTCTTATCTAATTTCTTCTTGTAAGTATAAATGTAAGTTCCCATTGTTTTAAAATTTAAATCCCCCCAATTAAGGGGGGAAGATTAATTAATTTTGACTAAACGCTTTATCAGCCCAAGTTTTTGCTCCCATTCGGGTCCAAATATTCATGTCACACATATCAGGGAATGATTCTCTCATAGTCCCAACAGTTAATGTTTCCAAGAATGCTTTATCTATTGAAAACCACTTACCACCTTTAGTAGTATAAACATTCATCCAATGACCAAACTCATTTTTCATTTGGATGTTAACTAATACATTTTTCTTATACCCACGAATAACACTAGAAGGTGTTCCTTTAGTATCGTGGATACTAATAAACCCTGCTCTACATTTTCCCGCGATACGGAATTCATATTCTTGATTCTCATCTTTAAGATGATTAGTAACTAGTACCTTATGTACCTTGTTTTTAACGATTGTACTAAAAGATCCGTAGAATACGTCACCAGCCATTGTTCCTTCATTAACTGTGATAATTGTGTTGGTTTTTGTAGTTGTCATAATTGTTTATGTTTTTAATTACACTACAAAGGTAATACTATTTTTTAAACTGCCAAACAAAAACAAAAAATCCCACAACTTTTTTTTTAAAAAAATTATGGGATTATGTTTTGATTAACCATTAAATAACTGAGAAGGGGGATTTTGGTTGTTTTTGTATGATATAAATATACCATTATTTACCAAAATTCAATTTTATTTTAAATTATTTACAATAATATTATAAAATTCATCATTTTTTTTATCCAATGGTAAATTATTAATACCAAAGTAACCACATTCAGTATGTTCTCCACCATCAACTGCGTTTTCTAAATCGGGATAAATCTCTTCATCCACCTCTAAAGAGTACACATACATAAATCCTTTTAAATAAGTCCCGTCTTTATTATAACGATCAATAAATCCAACTAAATCTAAATTACCATCAACTTTGATATTTGTTTCTTCATAAAACTCTCTACGAGCAGCATCTTCAGGACTTTCCCCATCTTCTATCCCACCACCAGGTATTGACCAAACGCCAGGTAAAGTATTATCATTACTTCTCTTACACAACAATACCTTATCATTACATTTAACTAATATACCGGAAAATCTTTTATTTTTCTTCATACCTCCTATATTTATAAATATGGAAATAATAATAAACAATAATCTTTTTAATGTCAAATCAGCAATAACTGATAAAGACATTCAAGAAGGGATGAAAGGTAAAAAATTTAATGACACATTTAATGGAATGTTATTTGTAATGAATGAAGGTTATCATTCATTTTGGATGAAAGATTGTTTGATTTCTTTAGACATCATTTACATATCAGACGGTAAAATTCAAAAAATTTACAGTGACTGTCCTCCATGTAGGGAACAAGACAATACGAAATGTTCCCACTATGAAGGTGTTGGTGATATGATCTTAGAGATCAATGGTGGTGATTGTATCAAATACGATATCACCGAGGGAGATTCAATTTTGATCAAAGAGTGATTTCTGATTCGCAAATAAACTAACTCTTTCTAAAGCAATTTCCATATAATTAGGTGATAATTCAATTCCTAACCATCTACGATTTAATATTTCTGCCGCCACTAAAGTTGTTCCAGATCCCGCAAACGGATCTAATACTACATCGTTTTTGTAGGACAATATTTTGATTGCTTTCGTTGGGATGTCCATTGAGAAGGTCGCCTTGGTGAGTGATTTTGTATCTGCAAAATAATTCCACTGACCAAAAACAAGCTCCATAAACTCTTTCTTATCTTCCTCTTCATAAACTACTTTTTTCTTTAATGTTCCATCTTCCTGTTCAATATCAGTTGGAACTCCGGTCCATTGTGGTTGACCTTTAACTTTTTTGATGTGTTGTTTCTTATACGCTAAGATAACACATTCTTTTGGGTTATAGATATATGGTGAACTAGGACTCATCCAAGATCCCCAAGCCGTTGTCTTGCTTCTATGTGGTGATTGTTCTTCAAGGTCAACGATTCCAAAGAACCCATAACCAATCTCTTTCATAATTTGCCACATCTCAGATACAAAAAAGATACGACCTCCTTTTTTTTGACGATTAATCTCATATGGAATATTCAAAGCGATTCTTCCATCATCTTTTAATAATCTATACGCTTCTGTTAACCAATTTTTTGCAAACTCAACATATTCATCAAATTCAACATCATCTTCGTGAACATCATACGCAATGCCAACCCCATAAGGTGGAGACGTTACAATCAGATCTACCGTTCCTTCAGGTAGTGTTTTCATTACCTCAACACAATCCCCATTTATTATTTTTCCTGTTTCTATCATTTCTTTTTTTTGTTTTTTATAATAATAATAAATAAATAATTAAAAGTCCAGTGGTAACAACAAAAATACTTATAATACCCATTCCAAATACTTTATAGTTACGTTTTACCTGTTCCTCCGATCTTCCTTGCCATTCATTCCTATCCCATTTCATTTCCGTAAATTTTTTTTAGATAGTTTATTAAATTTAAAAATTCAGGTATTTGTCCATGTTTATTTTTATAGTAGTTATCCATTTTATTGGTATTTAAACCATATTTCTTATCATGACCTAATCTATCCTCAACGTGTTTTATTTTAACATCTTTATTTAAAATAATACCTATTTCTTTAATAATATCTAAATTAGTTAATCTAAAACGTGTTCCAATGTTAAAAATTTGATTTATAACCTCATCATCAAACATTAGGTCACATATTACTTTTACATTATCATACACATACATCCATTCCCTTACCTGTTTTCCATCACCATAAACAGGTATTGAGTTACCCTCATTAATTGATCTTGTAATTGTTGGGAGGAATTTCTCTTCAAATTGATGTTCCCCAAAATTATTACAAGTTCTTGTGATTAAGTATGGTAACCCATATGTCCTATTTGCGGAAATAACTAACATATCAGAAGCTGCCTTAGTTGATGAGTAATAGGAACTTGGTTTAATCTTATTCTCCTCTGTTGCAGTATGGTTTATTGCAAAATGATCATCCATGTCCCCATAAACTTCATCAGTTGAGATGTGAATAAATTTCTTAAGATTTTTATTCTTTCTTGAAATCTCCAACAAATTGAATGTTCCTTCCACATTAGTTCTAACAAATGGTAACCCATTTTTAATTGAATTATCTACATGAGATTCCGCAGCAAAATGAACAATATAATCAAATTCACCAAGTTGATCTGCCGTCACCTCACAAATATCTTTTTGTAGAAACGAAACATTATGTTTGATATTTTCTCTTTTACCAGCATAAGTCAGTTTATCAATACAAAGAACATCACATTCAAAGTTATCTAATAAGTGATTTATAAATGCGGAACCTATAAAACCCGCCCCTCCCGTTACTACTATTTTCATAATGTTCCTGAAATTAATTGTGCAATTTTGTATCCCGTATAAGCACCGATTGCTGCCGATCCAGGAAGTACAATAAACTTACCTAACATGGTTTCGTATTTTTTTCTATTCACAATATATGATATTAAAATGTAGTATAAAATATAGTTAATTAAAACCATGAAATCCATTTCTTTAGAAACAAAAACCACTACGGAGTTCCCTAATAATCCCCAAGTAAAATTAATTAAAGTTTCTCTTATAAGTTCCCCCGGACTTGTTATCGCATCTAAAACAACAATCTCTTTTTCTAATACTTTTTTAGTTTTTTTATCCATTTTGATTTTCTAACATTTTAATATGGTGTTGTAAGTACCATAATGCCTTTTTTAAATCTTGTAATTCTTTATCCGAATCTTTCTTTCCGGCTCTTGAAATGTATTTTACTGTATTACCTAAACTAAATCCTAATCCCCAAGCATCTATTACCTTGATGGCTTCGTAAGGATTGTTTACTCCACCATAATGTAGTGGATGGTTAACTTGTTCTACTTTTAGTGGAGGACACTGACAAGGTCCTGTACCCCCACATAAACACACTTTTAAATTATCCATTATTATTCCTCCTCTCTATATTCTTTTAATAATTCTTCATTTGATATGGCATTGTACTTACCACTTAAACCATCCATATCAACAAATCTAGTCATTATATCTTTCATTTCATAGATTTGTTTAGTGGTGTCTAATGATTTAACAATCTCACGAATAATTTTGTATGGATCCGCGTTTGATCCAGGTCTACGATCTTCAACATAACCTTTCCATTCTTTTGCGGTATCTTGTGGAACTCTAATTGACGCTCCTCGATCAGACACACCCCAACTGAACTTATCAATTGATTGAGTTTCATACTCACCAGTTAAACGAAGGTTGTTGTTGGACCCATACGCTTTAATATGATCTTGGTGTCTTGATTCAAATGCATTAAACAAAGCCATAAAATATTTCTCATTCCCCTCGTTTCTCATCATATCTGTTGAAAAATTTGTGTGGAGTCCTGATCCATTCCATTCTCCGTGAGTTAATGGTTTTGGATGTAGTTCAATATGATATCCGTATTTTTCCCCCATCTTAAATAAGAAGTAACGAGTCATCCAGAGATCATCTCCTCCTTTATGTTTTCCTTTTGAAAATACTTGATATTCCCACTGGCCTAAAGCAACTTCAGCATTTATACCGGTAATATCAATTCCGTAGTTTAAACACATTTCTAAATGTTCTTCAACAAAATCACGACCAACAACATTATGACCCACACCACAATAATATTCACCCTGACCTTTAAGAATGTTTCTTTTATGTCCTAAAATGTTTCCGTTAATTTCTTCACGAATAAAGTATTCTTGTTCAAAACCAAACCAAAGATCTTCAAAGTTATCTCCAATCTGAGATCTTTTATTTGATTCGTGTGGTGTACCATCAGGATTTAATACTTCACATAACACATACACAGTATCATTTATGAATGGGAATCCATGGGTTGTATATTGTCTAACAGGTTTTAAAAGACGATCCGAATTACCTGTTTCCGCTTGAGAAGTGGATGATCCATCAAAATTCCATACCGGAATATCTTTTAATTCCATAGGAACTTCACTTTCAACAATTTTAACTTTACTTCTAAGGTTTGGTTCTGGTTTGTATCCATCAAGCCAAACATACTCTAACTTAATTTTCATTTGTTTTCATTTATGTATTTTATTATTTCTTCTTTTGATTTTCCCTCATTATGCATTCTATAAACATCTCTTGAGAAATCATCTCTCAAAAATGCCGCATCAACACTTAGATATCTTTCAATATCATAAATGTGTCTTATAATAAGTTCTTTTGTGAAAATTCTTTTATTGAATCCCATTTAAATTAGATTTAAGGGTTTCGGATTTTTTTTCTTTTACATTTTTAATATATGCCTTTCTGATTTCTCTACCTAACTCCATATCATTTGGTAGATCCTTAATTAATTTTTCAATTAATTTGTCAAAATTTTTATCCATATTAAGAATTTAATTGTTCCTTGTTCTTTTTGTAGTTTTCCAACATTTGTACTTGGTTTACATAACTAATCAACTTTCTTTTGAAAAGAGGTAAAAGTGTTTCATTAATCGGAAACTCACCCTCACAACTCATTTCAAATAGAGGTAACTTTGATTTATTTTCTGTGTTCCATTGACTAAATGTATTTATAATTTTTGTAATTGTCAAATTATTTTTTTTATCTGAATATATTAAATTCACTAAAGTTTTACTTTCAGGTGATTTTTTATTAACAGGTTTAATATCATACTCCCAAACATAATACATCTCATCTTTAGGATTAATATAATAAAAATAACCTTTTTTTTGTAAAACTTCACTTTTGTTTTTCTTTAACTTCATAACAATACTATCAAAAACTATTTCCCAAACAGATTTTGCTATGTTAAAGTATTCTAACATCCTTGGAGCACTATACGAAAGTATTTTTGTAAATTCACCCATTTCATCACTTTCCAGTGTTGGGATTTCTTTGATCTTTAAATCTTTAACAAGTAACTCATCGTCTATTGTTGAAAATTTCTTATCGGTATAAATTATTTTCTTATCCTTAATTAAGGTTTGGATATTCGCTAAATGTAATGATAATTCAATGAAACTTGGATACAGTTCCATGTTGTCTAATTTTTCTCCCATTTTTTGGAAGTACGATAATAACTTGTATTCTTTGTGCTCTTGGTCAATAGGTTTTTCAAACATCCACTCGGTGTTCATTAAAAACTCTATTTTTTTCTTTCTTCCCATTACACATAAAGATAATAATATTTTTCTATTCTGTAAAGATATTAGTCAATTCTAAAGACAACGTAGTTTGTATTATCAACTCTAATTTCATCATAAGTTCCGTCATAACTTGCCAATGTACCATAATCCGATTCACTTACTAATTGGTCCTTTAAACCTCTCACATCTACAAATTGTTGATACTCCATACCATAGTCGTCCAACCATCTAACTGGATCATCTTTTATTTCATCCATTTTTTCTTCAACTTCTCTTTCAACAGTACTGTCATCAAGATCTCCATCCGGATTATCTTTTATTGTTTCTATCTCATCATTAATATCAACAATTCTTTCAGAAATATTTTCTGACATTTCATCCCAATCAATATCTTCATATACCGGATTCTTGAGAGTTGGTGTCCCATTTAATAAAACCGTACTACTACCGTCTTGGTTGGAAATAAAGTTTATTTTATTTCCGACACCATCAGTGTACTCCCAATTATTTTCTCGGTTAACAACCAATTCTAATGGTGGTATAATACCATAGTTTAATAAAAATAACTCAACCTCTAATTCTTTTATTTCGGTTTCTTGAGATTTGGACAGATATCTTGTCACATCATAATTATCCGGGTCATCATAGATCCATTCTCTTATTGTTTCCTCAAAATATTCAGCCACCTCATCACCATCAATATAATAAGATAAAGTATTTTTATCAAAATTACTTAAATCATCCACCATATCATCATAATAAGTTTCAAGAGATTTATCCGCTTCGTATTCGGTACCAACCGCATATGTATTTCCATTTGTATCATCATGAATTGATCTAAATGTATCCATCTCATAATGATTATAACCGGTTGGAATTAATCCGTAAACATCATTATTTTTAGATTTAAGTTCGTCAATATCATATTGTAACTCATCATAATCATTTGTTAATTCATCAACCACATCAGCATCTGATTCAACATCAATCCTATCTTGGAGTTCCTCTAGTTTTTGTTCTAAACTTTTTAACTCTTCAATTTCATCTTCATCTAACTCATCAATATCACCCTCATTAACCATAAATCGGAATACCGCATGAGCCATTTCCCCAGTATTATCAGTATCGTTTAAATTCCACTCATCATCAATTCTTCTCTGATCGGCATCGTCTCTTTCTTTTTGTTTTTTACGTCTTTCAATTTCTTCCGAATATGGCGTACCATAATAAGTCCCAAGGACACCATATTCAACACCCTCTAAACTTTTTATATTTGTATTCCTAAAATCTAACTGTCCAGTTATTGATAATTCACCCAAACTTTTAATAGGTTTATCGGATAAATTTAAATTACCATTAACTCTAAGTTTTTTACCTTTAAACATTGGTAACTTAGGTATTGCCTGAGCCACATAATTAACAGATCGTAACAATTTATAATACTGTTCAGGTGAAAGATCATAATAATCATTTTGATCTTCAGTTTCCTCAAATATTATAGTTTTTATTAGATCAACTAAATCACTTTCCTTTATCTCTACTATTCTTGACATATAATAATAAATATTCAATTCTTTACAAATATAATAATCTTTAGATATTTATAGATAAATAAACCTAATAAAAACAAATGATCATGGGATGCGGATGTAAAAAAAATCAAGCACAAGCGGCACCTCAACCACAAGCACAACCTCAGCCAGCACCACAAAATGCTACGGTTCAGGAATCTGTGAAAAAAATTGTTGAGAAATATTACAAGAATAAGTAATAGGTGTTATGCTAATTGTTGAGGTGGAGAATTATTTTTCCACCTTTTTTTATATTTATTAATTAGATATGGATTTAAGACAAATTATACAAAATTTTAATGATGGTGATTGGGAAGATATATCACCTATTTTTAATCGTAAAATTACGACTTTTTTAAAATTTTTAAAAGGTAAAAACTTATTAGATAGAATTGATATAAATCAGATACCGGAAGATGATTTTCCTGAAATGGAATTTTTGGATTCTTTAGGTCTTTTAGATAATTTAGAATATAGATCAGTTCCAGACGAATCATCAAATAAATTTCTTTTGTATAAATTAGAGAAAAATCCAAAAGAAACTTTGTCATTTATTTGTGATGACCTTTTATCAGACGTTGAGCTAAGGGGTGAAGATTATTACCTTCGTTTAACAGACCGAGAAGAATTATCTCAATTTTTTAAAGATTATGGTAGAAGTACTTCTCCCCGTGATGTTGCAAAATCAGTTTTAGGTGAAGATGATATATTTGAACCATATTGGGACACAACTAATGATGTTTATAGGGATGTTATTGAAGTTTTAGATAAAGAAAATTTAGAAGTTATCTCTCATTATATAGTTGATCGTATTGGTAATCAGGTTTTATCAATTGATGATTATGAAACTGAATTTTTTGATAGTATTTCAAATGAATCGGGAGAATTTACAATTACAACGGAAAATGTCGGTGAATTACTCAGAGATGAAGAATCAATGAAACTACTTCTTAATGACGATCTTGATGATTTAAAACAAGAATTGTACTCACTACACAGTAACTCATATAACAGTGCTTATGAAAGTGAAATTTATGACGATGTTAGATCAGAATTAGAAAGATTATTTGTTGGTGACATAACCGAAGAACAGTCAACAAAGAATGATAGAACTTATTATACCCCATATATTAAAATACGAGATTTTTATAATGATGTACACAGATTTCTTAGTTCATTTGAAGGTTCAGGATATAACGAAGATAACCTTGACTATCACGGATCATATACCGAAATGATTAAACATTTAATGGATTCGGAAATAATGGATTACTTAGATTTTAGAATACCAGATTATCCTGACTACCGTGAAGTTGAGAAGAATATAAATGATATGTTATCAGATTATATTTAACTAAAAATCATTAACTATTTAGATATTCATTTAAAATCCATATCAATTGTAAAAAAAAGGTATGAGATTAATAAATAAAAATTCAAAAAGAGGCATTGTTAATTTATTTGCCGATTTCATTTTATCTAAAATTGATAAGAATGAAAATTCAATAATACAAGTTTCAGATGTGGGATCTTTTTATGTTATAAATGGTATAACCACAAGTGAAACATTTTTAGATGTAAATTTAATAAGAGATGAATTTACGGAAAAATTTCAAGACATCTTAACGTCATTAGAAATAAAATCACTTAACGTTATTGATATTATCAAATATAACCAAGAAATTGGTAACATTGAGAAAGGATGGGTTAAAGTTAATAAACACCCGTTCGTTGAAGAACCTGAACCTTTAAGTGAAATATCAATCAATTCTGAATTCCCCTACGGTCATAGTTTAAACTGTGGTAGATTAATGGTTTACTACACCCACTATATGTTTAACCAAGTTTATAGCACAATAATGACTGATGAGGTTCACTTTTTCTTTAGTAAGAAAATTGATTCCAATGAAGATTTTAAAATTAAAATAGTGACAGATAAAGGATTAGATAAAAATATTATTAAATCTTTAATATTAGACCTATTTGACTTTGATTTAGAGGACTTTAAAACTAAAGTGGATGGATATAATATAATTCAAGATATATTAGATCCTATGGGAGAAAAACCATATCTTATCCAAGATAGATTGGAAGACGTTATTGTCTTCTAATCTATCTTTCAAAGAATTCTTTAATGATTTTAGCACCCTGATTGATATCTTCAAAATCTCGGTCAGGGGCAAATAATCTAGTAACAGGATTATTCTCAGGTGATTCAATCAACATAAACGCAGGAACAAACTCATTTTCTGTTACTTCAACAAATAAGTTATACTCTTCCTCATATTCGTGTATGTCACGATCAACATATTCAACACCCTCTTTGTCTAACATTTCTTTTAACATATGACAAAAAGGACATTGTTTCATCGTAAAAAGAACCGCTACCTTATCCATTAATTAATTCAGTTAACATACCTTTTAGTTGTCCTTCGTTAAGAACACCAACTTTTGTGTCAATAACTTCACCAGAATTGATTACCTTAATCGTAGGGATACTTCTAATACCTAACGATGCCCCAACTTCTCTATTTAAATCAACATTCATTGTATACATTTGTACGTCAGATGTATTTTCAGTTGAGATTCTCTCAAAGATGGGTTTCATCATTCTACATGGCCCACACCATTCAGCCCAAAACTCAATAATAAGTTTTTCACCTTTGTTGATTTTTTCTTGTAATTCTACACTCGTAATTTCCATTTTTTTTACTTTAATTTTAACAAATTTTTTATGAAGAATTTTACCTCTTCTAATTGATCAACATCATAATAAACTCTAACACTAAAATTTAATTCTGTTGCCGTAATCTTAGATAAATATATATAAAAACCAGATCTATGTCTAAAAATCCCTTCATTATATTTTATCTCCCCGTTGTACTCATCCCCATTAAGATATTCGATATCAAATTCTTTTTGGATTAATAAATCAGGAGTTAAAATAAGATGACTATTAACTTTTATTATACCATATAATTTTTGGTGTTTATCCTTAAGGATCCCCAAAAAGTCATTTTCCTTTAAAAAATATTTATCTTCCATAATTTAAAAAATGGGGTCCGTAGACCCCATAGTATTTACAACATCGATTCAGCAGTTTCCCAAAGTTTTGTGTTAACATAATTCAAAGATGATATGTTTTTCAAACTTCTTAAACTTGATCTACGACCTGTTTTTGTCTTATACTCAATACCCCCTCGGACAAATTTTTCCTGAACCATATTGAATGTTGACCAAAGGTCATCTCCAGAATCTTCGTGTCTTAAAGGTGTTAATATTTCTTCAATATTTAACTCCGCAGGTACAGATCCCATTGACCATCTAAACTTAGAGGATTTTTCAACAAAATCAATCTTCTCATCAATTGTTAATGTTCTTGCCATCATTCTACCAACAGAATGTTCAATCTTAGGTAATTTCTTACTAAAACTTTCAGTCAATTCTTTAACCTCATCTAAAGTAAATGCCTTATGACGAATATTAAATCTTTCAGAAACAGACGTAGGGACAACAAGACCATTACTACAAACCAAACGATAAAGACCAGCCCCCAAAGAAAACCCTGAAGTACCATTGTGTGAGTTACGAACAATCGCCTCAACTAAGGTATCACCAACTGCCGGTAATTGTTTGTTACGGAATTTAACTTCATGTAAAGCATGGATACCTCTACCCGTTTGATGTGCCGAAGAAACATCCCAACCTTCTCTTACAAAATATTCAATTACCTGATCCGTAGGTACAAAAGAATATTTGTTAGTTAATTTACTTGAAGGTTCTGTTGCGAACACCGATGGTGCCACTTGTTTAATTAATTCTGGTGTGTAAATCATAAGTATAAATTTTAATTATACCACAAAGATAATGCTTTTTTTAAAAACCACAATAACTTTTTTACTTTTTTTTTAATTTAAAAATATATCTCCGAATTTTGTTTTCATAATATGTTGTTCAATTTTTTCAATTGATCCTAACTTTTCCGTTAATTCAGGTGCCTTTAACTCTAATACAATATCTAAAATTTGTTGTTTAGTTAAAATAAAATCTTCACCTTTTTCAACATTTTCTAATGATTTTTCTTTCATTTTTTGAAAGAACTCATCTTTTTGTGCGGTACCAACTAAATCCATAAAATCACTAGGATTGTTTTCAAAAAAAGTGATCATTTGACTTATGTAAACCTCAACATCTATGTTTTTCATATTTTATAATTTAGAACCCTACCATTCCGGTACAGTGTTTTTTCATATTTTCAGGGAAGTGTAGTAAGAAAAAATCTTCATCCGGTGTCATATAATCCTTTAATTTTTTAGGTATTTTAATGTTTGGATCTGATCCCATAATTGAGAAGAACTCCAAACAAGTTAATTTAGAAATAGATCCCGGCAATTTATCCAATTGACTATTATTAGTTAAATTTAAGAATGACAATTGTCTACAATTTCCAATACTTTCAGGTATTGATTTAATATAATTATCAATTACCAATGTTTTAAGTTCAGTAAATCTTCCTATTGATTCAGGTAGTTTCTCCGCAATCACATCATTTGATTTATTCTCTATGTTAATAAATTCAACATTATCAGGAATAGAATCAAAATATTCCTCAAAACCAAATAGAGCAACATATTTAGACGCATCATCTTTAGGGTATTCTAATTGAACATATGATCCCATATCCTTAGAAACTAACTCCTTAGAGAATTTTCTTTTTAACTCTCTTAAATAAGGTCTCATTTCTAAGGTCTTAATTGTTTCAATATCACTTGAAGTTAACTGACTTAATGTCTTTGTAAGTAACTTCTCTTTTTTCTTTGACACATAATAACCTAGTGCCCCACCTTTAAGGACTTTAACCATCCCACCACTTAACTCAGTTCCTAAACCAATATATTTTCTTTGTAATTCTTCAGGTAATTTACCAAATATTACATCACCATTACTCATATGACTAAAGTCAGGACCTCTTAATTCTATCCATAATTCAACTTCTTCAACACTACCTAACTCTTGTATTGGGTCATCAGTTTTTAAGTTATAAGATTTGTATCTCTGCATTTTTTCTTGATCCTCATTACTAAATGGTTTTGGTTCAAGATATTCTTTCTTATCTCGTAATGTAGGGACCTTTCTAATAATTTCAGACCAATCAATTTCTTGTCCACCAGCATATTTACCTGAATTGGTACCATCCGCCAATCTCATTCCTCCCCATCTATCAACAAGAACAACAACCGCATAGTTCACATCAGATTCAGGTAAATTCTTACTAATAACATAATATAATGTTAAGTTTTGATTTAATCTATAATTGTAGTAGTAATTACTTGATCCTTCCCAAGATGTACACCATTTTCTATCAGGAGCGTGTTTTTTTCTAATGTTAATACATTTTTGTTTTTCATCAGGAGCAAAAATTAATATGTCATCATCTTCATACGCAATATCAACGTCATCTAAATCAATTTCAGGTAAACTATATTCATCTTCACCCATTGGTGTGTAACCATCAACTAAATGTTCAAAGTCATCAAATGTCATAAACGCACTTAATTTAGCGTTTAATGGAATTAATTCAAAGTGATGTACAAATCTTTTAACCCTTGGTAATATTACGGTAAGTGGATCATCATCCGGATTTTCTTTAGAAAACTTTTCCGTCATCCTTTTTGTTAACTCATTTTCCCCTCTTTCATTAAATTTAGAAAAGAATTTACCAACTAAATCACTCAACTGAGATGGTGTTAATTCAGTTATCTCTCTTTTGAATAATTTTTGTTCAGGGAACAAAGTTTTTAACTCAAAATATTTTTTAATATTTGTTTTCACTAATTGTAAGTCAGCACCTTTATGTTTGGTAACAAATTCTTGAGCTATACTTTCAAGATCTTTTTTGGTTTTTTGTTTTGTGGATTTATCTGCGGTCAGATTTTTTAAACTCTCATAGTCGTACTTGAATATGTCTAAGGTATCTTGTACTCTTTTGTTTAAATCACGAATTCTATTTTGTAAATCTATATACTCTTGAGAAGACGGTTCTAAAGTTTTTAACTCGTCGTTAAGTTGTTTAAGTTCATTTTTTTCATCTATAGCAAAACCACCTTTAAATCTTTCAAAATCAGATATTGTTTTCTTGATTTCATCCTCAGTATCATCAGTTTCTCCAGAAAACTTATCCAATAGTTTTTTAACCGTTGATTCGGGATATTCTAATAATATTTTTTTAATATTTACGTTTTCTTTAATAACTTTTGATAAAATTCTTACTAATTCCATGTTGACTTTTTTTAATATAAATATCTAAGAAATAAAAAAAATTAGTAATTCATTATAAGTAACTCTTCACCCATATTTTGTTTCTCCCCTTTCTTAGCTGCCGCCGCTTTTGCAAACTCTTTTCTAACCCAAGTATATTTATCCTCAGGGAACCATTCACGAAGTAAGTCAAAGTCATAGTAAGACAATGAAAACTTACCTTTAACCTCATCTAACACATTTGCTAAACGCTCATGATCGTCACGATCAAAGTCGTGGTTGGAGTAGTAGTTCTCAGTTTTCCAATAAGGCGGGTCCAAGTAAATGTATGTTGATGGTGAGTCGTACTTATTGATTACATCCGCAAAATCCATGTTTTCAACATCTGTAATCTTTAAGAAATGATCTACCCAATCAGGTTTCATTAACTTGTCTCTAAAGGTAAGGTATTTTGACTTATATTTTCCTTTTAAGTCAATAAATTTTGACGTTTCTGGTTTTGACCCACTAAAAACCTGAGTTAACACGTAAACATATTTAGCCGCAGCATCATAATCAACTCCATCAATTTTGAATCCGTCATTAAATAACTCACTTTGGAAAGAAACAAATTGTTCACGATATATTTCAGGTGTTACCTCATTACCAAATTTTTGACAGTCAATTGAGTTGATTGACCTTAATAATTCAGTTGGGTTTTGAACACACTTAAATAAATTGTGGTTGAGTGGGTTAAAGTCGTTATACACAACTTTATTTAAATTGGGAAATTGTTTTAAATCCATGTTATAAAAACACCAAAACATACCTCCAAATGTTTCAAGATATGTTTCCATATTTTTATCATAGAAAGGGACAATCCACTTTCCAATTTTACTTTTACCTCCGATATATGATAGCATAATTTTTTAGTGTAAAAATAGTTATTTTATATTTATATGTCAATCAATAATATTTATTATTAATAAAAAGAAATCATGGAAGACGAAATGAAAACTGAAGCAACTCAAGTAACCGGATGTAGAAAATGTAACCAAACAACAGGAAGAACTCAAAAATTTGTTTTTATAACTGGAGGTTTAATGTTGATGTTATCAATCTACGGATTAGTATCATTAATTTATGATATTAAATCCTTATTCTAACCTCTATTATATTTTAAATATTGATTAATTAATAAATCACCTTGTGGTTGATATTTGAACCCTTTACCCTTAACTCTTAACGGCATTGAGGTATCTATATTATTAGGAAACTTAATACTTATTGATCCATCGGGATGAGGTACCTCAAAATCCCCTTTTTGAAAATCTCCAATATTTAAAAATGCATTATATATTAAATTAGGTCCATCCTTTTCAAAATTTCCCTCATTTATCGTTCTTATTCTCACAACTAAATTACCGTAACCCCCATTTCTGTAATCACCAAGTCCTTGTAACCTTAAAAATTGACCATCATCAATACCATGTGGTAATTGTACTTCTATTGTGTTTATTGTGTTTTTAGCCCCTTGTCCACCGCAAGCATAACAAGCGGCGGTTGTTATTTTTCCAACACCATTACAAGTTCCACAAGCAACCTGTACAATTTGAATGAACATACCTGAACCCATTTGTTTAACTGTATATCCTTGTCCTCCACAAGTGTGACATACTTTCTTTTCACCACCTGTTCCATTACAAGGATTACATTTATCCTTTCTATTATATGTCATTGTTTTCTTTCCACCCATATAAGATTCTATCACACCAATATGAACATCAATAACAGTATCGTGAACTCTAGTTTGTTGTCTACGATTACCACCAAACATACTGTTCATCATTTCTTCCATAGATGCTCCACCAAATCCACCCATGTTACCAAATGGATTGTTTTTTTGTTGATCGTACTGCCTACGTTTAGTTTCGTCACCTATTGTATCATAAGCCGTTGAGATTTTTTTAAACTTCTCTTCATCCCCTCCTTTATCAGGATGGTTCTCTTTTACTAACTTTCTATATTCTCTTTTAATCTCCTCTTGGGTCGCACTTTCATTAACCCCCAAAACACTATAATAATCTTCCATATTTATTTTAACTTATTTACACTTATATTTAACAGATATATAATAATCAAAATGGATAACTATATAATCGTATTGTTTAAAAATAAAACAAAAAAGAAAATTATCAAGAAATTTAAGACATTTGATAGGGCTAAAAAATTTTATGATAATTTAGTTAAGGAAAGTCAATCGGTTATATTTGGAATGAAAACGGAGAATGGTAAACCGTGTGAATATGAAATTGGTTTTCTGGAACGAGTAATTGCTCACAGACCTTATTTTGTAAGAGACCAATTTGGTAGACAAATTAAAATTGATCTTGATGATCCTGATTTTAACATCACGGTTATTAATCAATATAATAAGGAAGAATTAATATATGATCTTAATAAATCAAAGAAGATAACCGTTCCTACATTATTGAAACAATACTTACCTAAAGTTGGAGTTAAATTAGTATCTAAACTTAACAATAAAATTGTTATACAAAACGATGATAAGATATTTCTTTTTTCACTTAAGAGTGAGGATGATTGTGATCGGTTAATGGATTGTCTTTCTTCCCATATGTTAAACGAGGGAAGGATTGATTGTCTTTTAGTTAAAGATTCTTCAAAAGAACAAAAGAAATATATGTACGATCTTTTGTCAGAAAATGGTTATTCTAAATCAGTTCTTTACCGTAGATTTACCACGTATAAGAGATAGTACTTTAGAAAAAAACCCTTGTTTTTTAATTTCTTTTGGTGGTTCAACAATTTTAAATTCCCCATCTAAAATAAAAATAACTTCAACACCGGATAGATCAATTTTAAATTGTTTAAAACCTTGATCTATTTGCCTAAAATTTGATTGCACTTTTTTAAAGTCATCAAAAGGTAACTCAAGGACTATAGCACTTTTACCATTTGGAAATAGTGTTTGAGTCGCGTCTGTTATCATTGCTAACTTTTCAATTATCCCATCAATACTTTTTTGATCTTCTGCCATATGGTTAGTTTTATTTTCTTTTTAACGGGAATAATATCTTCTTTATTAATTTTTTTAATTTGATTAATGAAACGATTTTTTTCGTTTATCAAATCAAGTTGGTCTTTTTCAATTTCATTATTTAGCCATTGTTGCATTCCCTCCAACCGGCTTGATGGTTTCTTCTGTGTCATCTAACATAATTTTTTCTTCGATGATTTCAAATTTTAATGCTTGTAGATCATCTAACTTTTCTTTTTCAAACATCTTTTTAAGTTCATCCACCTTTACTTGGAATAATTTTTCCTTTTCTTCTCTTTCCTTATTATATGCAATTATATTTTTAATGTTTGATATAATCTCATCAACTGATTTTTCATCAAATTCTGAAACAAATGAAAAGAATCTAAACCCTTGTTTTGATTTATCATTTTCAACCACTTTTTCTTCATTCACATATTTTTTAGGTAATTTCCAAGTATCGGGAAATTCAATATCAAACGATAAGTATGTCTTTAATTTCCTAACCGATTGTAAATATGGGAATAATATTGTAAATTCCTTAAATAAGCTCATTTATACTTGTATTAAATATGTTATTATATAACTTAATGCTAAACCGTTGAATAAAATCTCCTTACTACTTAAAACCATTCTTTCAGGATTTGTTTGTAATAAGGAGATAATAAATTTGAACGTTGTTCTCACCAATAAGATTGCCGAGAAAACAAAAACAAATAAATATATTGTATTAATATTAGTCATTTTTTCTTGTTTCCAAAATCTCACCTCTAAGTGTTTGTAACAACGCTTTCAATTCTTGTGATGTTTTTCTAGCACGTGTTCCAGCACTTTTATTACCACCGTAGAATTTAGTTACATCAACATTTAATTCTTCTGTCAACGTTTTAATTTTTTCTAAAGTTTCCATTGTTTAAAATAATAATTGTTTATTTTTATATAATCAAATCTAAATCAATAAATGTCGTTTGTAAATACTATAAGAGTATATTTTTATCTAACGACTTATATATACTAGATATCATATCTAAATCAGATTTTGTAAACGGTTTTTTTCTATCAAAAACATCCGTAAAAAAAGTAGGTATAGAATTCTTTATCTTATCCTCTTTTTGTAAATAAAATATCTCCATAAAAAAATCTAAGAAGTAATCAAGATGATCACCCTTCTCATTAAAAATGAGGCTTTCTTTATTAAAATTTTCTATTGTTTTTTTCCAACACCATTGAAAATGATTTTTCTTGTCGTCATCTGTCATGTTGATCTTTGTTTCAGATCCGTTGTTGTCATCACCCAAATATGTCTCAACTATCAAATAATATAGCGAAAAGGTGAAATCATAATATAAATCCATTTTTTCAGGAATTATATTATTAATCCTAAACCAAATATCAACATCCTCAGGTTTCATCGGTTGGGTTATATAGTTAAAAAAATTCTCCATAGATTTATGTCTATGGAGAAATTATAATAAAGATATGGTATATGTAAATTATTGGGTCTTTTGGTTATACCCAATTAAACTTTTCATTCTGTTAAACTCTTCGTTTAATTTTTCTGTTTTTTTATCAACACTTTCAAGTTTAATATTAACACCGCTTCCTGAGTTCTCACCCGTACCATCACTTATAGGTTGTTTAGATTTTCTATAAGCAGTTTCTTTAGCTTTGTGGAATTTTTTAGCCTTTTGTTTTTTAACTAATTTTTCACCTAAATCGGTTTCTTCCGCATTAGCCCACTCAGGGTTATTACCAGTTCTTGACGAGCCTTTGATGTTATCTTTTACCCAATCTTCATCATATGTGATTTCTTCAGGTACAAGATCCTCCATACCAGGACTCATATAATCATCTAAAAATTCTTTTCCACCATCAGACATAACATAAGCCTTTTTACTCATCTTTTCTAATTCACCGTTACCTTTGGGGAAATGTTTTGGATCTGTTGTAAATTTCTCTTTAGACCCATCTTTCTGATATTCAGTAATTTTCTTTGTGAATTCTTTCATGTATTCTTTATTCTCTTTACCCGATCCTTTGTGAGCCTTTTCATACGCTTCTAAACCTGCCGGTGTTTTTCCTTTCTTAATATTATCTTTTTCTTCCATAATAATTTGTTCTATCATATCAACAATTTCACTTTCAGTAAATAATTCAGAATCATTACCTGATTGTAATTTGTATAATACTCCCTCTTCTAATGAAGAATTATCAGTATATTCTTTATTACCAAGTTTAAATTTACCACCTTTTGGTGTGTTCCTTAATTTATCTGTAAATGCATTACCTTCCGAAGTTTCTTCCTCTTCCATTGACCATTTGTCACCACATTCCATACATTCACCACGATTTTCTTTTGTTTCTTTTTTCTTTCTTAACATTTTAAAATCTTCCGCATCAATTTTATTGTGAGGTTTTGCTTGTTTTGCGATAAATTTTTGTCCTTTAGATAATAATCTTTCAGTAATTTCCTCAATATCAATTTCATCAATTTCATCAAAATCATCTAAACCTTCATCAGGTATTAACATACCCATCATATCATCTTGGAATATGTTATGTTGAGTTCCTCCTTGTGGGTAATTAGTCCTACCTTTATAAGATAATTCTTTTCCACTTTCTTCTCTCTTAAACTTTTTCGGGTTGTATTTATATTTTTTGTCCATTTCAAGATCATCTAACCCAATTTCTAATACTTCACCGTCTTTCATATAACCACACTCCATACATTGCCCTTCAACCATAGGTGACCCACATTCGCAAGTTTCACCTTCCTCAACATAATCAAATGAAGAACCTGGTTTATTAAATTTTAATTTTTCCATTACTTCATTTGCCTTATCTTCTAAAGTTTCATTGAGGATTTTTTTCAATAAAACATCATAATATTTGTTATTTTTCATTTTCTTGTTTTTTATATAAATATCAATGTTTATTCAATTTTTCCATCTCCAAATAAATTATGTTTCTAATATAACTCTCTGTGAGACCATAAGATTCACTTATATTTGATATTACTTTCTTTAACCCTTCATTTTCAAAGATTTTAAGCGCATTAATATCACCCTGATTACAATAAGGAAACTTTTTACACTTTTTCTTAACTTGGACAAACTTACCACCAGGTAATTGTGTTTTACGGCTTGGTCCCCAATCTTTTTTACTAGTTGACTTCGCCCACATCTTGGGTCCTGAATATTGACCTGATGATGTGGTACTTGCACCTTCTTTTGTTTCAACCTTTTTAGGTCTATTACAAACACATTTAGATTTAACTCTATCACAAGAATCACAATACTCTTCTTCTTTCATCTCTTTGGACGTAAACAATTGACCTGAATATGCCCCCGCAGATACTGCACCCATTTCTTTAGGTTCTTCTTTTTTACCTTTAGTGACTTTTAATAATGAATTAAGGAAATCATTAAGATCTTCCGGATCCTCCAACATTTTTTTCAATTCAACCCTTGTTTTATTTGCCGATAATCTTTTATTTTTTACCAACACTAAAATGTCTTTTAAATCATTCTTATCTTTAAGATAATCCTGAGGTTTTGTTTTTTTCTTTTTTTCGTTCTCTTCGGCCATTGGTTGGAAATTTTTTCTTTGTTTAGCCAATTCAGTTCCAGTAACTCCCAAATCGGTAGCATTTTTATTATATTCTTTATTAAATAAATCAATTAAATCCATTATGAACTTTTGAATTTAGATTCCCAGAAACTTCTTTGCTGGTACATTATGGTATAAAACTCCCTAAATGATTTAATAATTAACTCCTTAACGTCTTTTTCCAACTTACCTCTTTTCATCTCCTTAGAGATTCTTTCCACTAATTTGTCTTCAAATTGTTTGGCGGTAGAAGATCCTAAGAAATCTTTAATTTCTTTTTTAATAAGTGTTTCAATTTCTCTTTTATCTGCCTGTGTTAACGCCATCTTAATTACTTACTACTTCGTATGTTAATGCTCCTATAATTACAGCGGAAACTATCTGTATGATTGTATTTTTTCTCTTTAATTTTTTGTTATCTGAAGTAAGGTCTTTATTGATGTTATCTACAATTTGAAACTTCTCATTTGTTTTTTGTATAATGGTTTCACTTGTTTTAACCTTTTCTTCCATGGTGGTAATCACCGATTGTTGTAGATCAATTTTTTTATTTAACTCAATCACTTCCTCCTCAGTTAATTTTAAAATTGCTGTAGTTGAATCTAATTTATTTAAATCCAACATAATTTGTTTTCCCACAGTATACGGTAAACAAATTTCAGTTGTATCTTCCTTCTTAATTGTTTGACTGAAAGAGGTAATCCCAATTGCCATGAATACTATTAATAATAAATTTTTCATTTTTTAAAAATTATATCTTGATCGTAATAAACTATCAACTTGTTTAGCGTTAGAGTTTTTAATTTCTTTACCTTTTTGTTCGTAGTAATTATTAACAACTTCTTTTTTAACTTTTATATTTGAGATTGTTGAATCTATCTTCAAAATCTCTTTATTGTATTCGGTTATTTTTTCATCTAACTGTTTCTGATATTCAATCATACTGTTAATATCTTTATCAAGTTGTTCAATTCTTTTTTTATCTTCCTTGGACATACCATTATCTTTACTTGTTAGATCATAAATTAATAACCCAATTAAGATTAATAATATTGGTGTCATAATATATTTGAAATTTTCACTTAAAAACTTTCTCATAATCCACTTGTTTCCTTTCTTGTTGATACGATTTTTGACCATTTTGTTTTAAACTTTTCATAATATGTTTTTAGTTTTGTTGACATTTCACTAAATTCATCATCAAGTTTAATCATGGTACCATTAATATAAACTCCGTTTCTTTCCGCAATTGAAAAGAAAAACTCAATATCTAACTCTGTTATTTTACCTGACCATTCAACATTTGTTGGATATAAATTTAATTTATTGAAGTCAGCCATTTCAGTAACTCCTTGTTTAAACTCATCCATAGTTTCTTGGAACGCCAACTTGTCATCTGTTGTTAATTGTAAGTCGCTAGTATTTTTACTGTGAATTACTAAAATCGCACCTGAAATTCTATATGCCTTTTTTTTATCTGATTTTATTTCATCGTAATCCTCATCTTCTTCAGGTTTTTCAGCGGTTTCATATTCGGTATCATCCTTAATCTTATCATCAATATCTTTCATTATATTAATACCCGCGTCAGGATCTTCAACTGGTTGTTCAATTAATAACCCATAAGTTTTTCTTATGCGATTATAATCTTCATTTAATTTATCACCCCCAATTAATTTTCTTGAAGCCGATAATAATTGTTTTAATTCGTCGTAATTACTCATCGTATAATTGTTTTATAAAATATTCAAAATTAAAAGCCGGACTAACATCAGTAAAATCACTATCAAAATTACTTCTTGTCACAATACCTTCAACTTTTTCTACACCATTTATTTTCGTATTATGTTCAACACTTTTTAAAGGAATTAACGTTTCTTTTGTTATTTCAACACATAGTTTAGCAGTTATTTTTAACTGTTCTTCAACATAAGGTTGCCAAAAAAAATAATCTCTCCATTTACGTTCAAAAACCTTTTGATTATAAATATCTCCAATCCAATTAATGTGTGAATTTTTTAATGGTTCTTTTTCTAACCATCCTAAATTTTCTAACGATATAACAATAGAGTTCATATCAACCTTATCATTACCATTATATTTACCATACTCATCGTTCTCCAATAACTGTAAAATCTTTCCATCTCTGGTAACAATATAGTTTGGTATCTTATTATACTTACCGTTATATCTATATTTTAGTGATTGTAAATAATCCTTTACGTTTCGGGATGTGTTGGTTAGTATAATTTGTTTTTTGTTTTGGTTCTTCCCGACTGATTGGAAGTTCCCGTATTTCATCAGTTCATCCAGCATTATTTTTAGTGTATCTTAAAACTTTAGGACCTTCTTGAGTCGTTGTTGTTGTAGTCGTAGTTTCATCATCCAACATTATATCCATATACAAATTGTCAGATTCAAATAATTCCTCAATATTAGGAACTACCTTTCCTTTTTCCACAAATACTTCAACAGGAACCTCAACAATCTTCTCAACCTCTTTAATTACCTCAACAGGAACCTCAACTATCTTTTCAATTATAATAGGATCAACTTCATCGGTTACTTCATCGGTACTTGGTCGTTTTCTATTTGCCTTAAACGCCTGATTAGTCGCAATAACTAATGTGATTGCCAATGGATCAAATACAAAAATCAAAATAAGAATAAATAAATTTGCAACTTCATTAAGTCCCCAACCACTTAATTCACTAACATATTTAATTGCTCCAAGTTCATTACCTTCAATCTCTTGGGATTCCATGTCCAATATTTTAATGTCTAATCTAGTTATACTGTCGTTCATTGCATCAATTTTACCCGACACAATATCTCGGTTGTCTTGAGCAGATTTTAACTGTTTCTCAAATGATTGTCTATTTGCATTATTTGCTCTTGTTACAATTTGACCTGTTTGTCTATCCACAGTTTGAGTTGTTGTATTGCTTGATAACCCGTCTCTCAACTTTGAGATGTCCTTATCCAATATTGTTTTTTCTTTAGTGTACTCTAATTTAATCTCCTCAAACCTGTTTTTTTTAACCTCAATGTTTTTAATCTGTTTATCATTGATCTCTAATTTTGCAATGTTTGATTGGAATCCAGTACTCAATAAACCGTATATTCCGATGGATGTGATAATTGACAAAATAATTAATGCCATTGTTAAATAAATCTTCAATGCTCCGTAAGTTTCTTTCCATTTATCGTGTAAATAAGTCGCAATTGCTATCTTGGAAACTTCCAAAAACCCACCCATAATAATAACAGGTATAGCAACCCCCACAAACACTATTGATAGTCCAACAACACTATAATAAGCCGCAGTTCCCGATAGACCCAACGCACAAAATAATAAAAACCAAGGTAAAAATTTTTCTTTCATAATAATTGTTATGTGTTTATAAATATCAATAATAACATATTTATAATCATATGTCATTACTTAGGAACACAATATTAAAACATTTACTTATTGAACGGACTATTGGTAATATGTCAGTTAATTTAAATTCTGATTTTTATCTTGAGATAAATAGGGAAAATCACGCTTGGGCAAGAAGAATGAGGCCTGATTTGGAGGGTAAGGGTAAAGATTTAACAGGTAAATATAGTTACGATTATAATCAAAGAGAAATAACTAATTCCGAGATAAATGAAGTATTACTTAAAGCAAAAAATAAAATAGCCGAAAAAATAGTTTCCCACCATATAGTCACAAATGTAAGATTTGTTGTTAAATCATTAAAATGGGAGATTGCAATTGCAATTCAACCTGTTCAAAAAAATGACTTAGAATGGACATTAAATGTGATCACTGTTTTTAGAGAATCAAAAGAAAATCCTTTTAGAGTTGCCGGTTGGCAAACAGTTATATGGGTATAAAAAACCCCCCACCGGTACCAGTGAGGGGATGTAGTTTCACTATACCATATAGATATAGTTGAGGAATTTCACCCAGGGAACCTCGTGTCCCATTCCGCCGAGTTATAAGGGTAATCTCGGTTCAACCCTTTTCTTACAAATAATCAAATAGTTCCGAACTATCGTTTCTTAATCGTCTTAACGCCTTTTCTTTAATCTGACGTACTCTTTCTTTTGTGAGACCAAAATCACTACCAATGTCCTCTAAAGTTCTTGGAGTTCCTGTTAACCCAAAGTAATCCCCAATGATTGACTTCTCACGATCATCTAAAACATCCAACAAGGTCATCATTTTTTCTTTTAGAATATCTTTTGTATGAAAAGAAGCATCAGGAGCCTCAGCATCTTGATTCGCAATCATATCAATAAGAGTATCTCCCTCATCATTAATTCTCATGTCCAAATCAATGATTGATGGTAATGTGGAAAATTTGTCTTCCAACTTCTTACCTGTCTGTTCCAACTCTTTCTTTGCTCTATGAAGATCTTGAACAACATTCACCGGTAATCTTATTGTTCTCGCATTATCATTTAACGATTGAATAATTGATTGTTTAACCCACCATACCGCATAAGATATAAATCTAAGGTCTTTTCCCCAATCAAAGTTTTTGATTGCCTTCATCAAACCATAATTACCCTCAGCAATTAGATCTTGTAAATCTAAACCTTGGTTTTGGTACTGCTTCGCCACAGTAATGACAAATCTTAAGTTACCTATAAGAAGTTCTTCCTCAATTTGTTTTCTCTCTTTGTCTGAAATCTCATTTGATTTCATCTTAACGGCTAACTCACGCTCTCTGTCGGGAGTCATTACTTTGATTTTTCTGATGTCTTTAAGGTAGTGGTAAACTTCGTCTTGGTTAATAGGTATTCCTAAGTTTTTGTCCTTCATTTATTAATTTTTGATTGATTGTGAATAATTATCTAATTTTTCTTTTTCTTCTTTTGTTAAGGATTGTACTCCCTGATCTTTAATTTTCTCTAAAATCTCGTCTATTGTTAGATAACAAATACTGTGATTTGACCCACTAAAACTTTCCTTTAGAAACTCAATAAAGTTAGGGGATATATCTCCACTATCTTCATTTTGACTATTAACCGCCATAAGGTGTTTGAGATGATCTGGTTCCATGTTTGAAGCAATCACCTTTGGTGTTGGGATTAAAATATACTTAAAATAACCGATATCTTCTGTTATAATATCAACATACATTGATAATTCACTATGTGACATCTCAGTCACAAAGTTAAAAACTACGTGTGATGGACCGAATACATATTTAATCTCATCCGAATCAACGATTGGTGATAATTCTTCGGCAATTTGGTGAATATCATCTTCGGTTTTTTCTCCTTCCGAATAATAAACAAAAAGTAAGTACTTCATATATTTGTGTTTTTAATTAATTCAACAAAGATACTAAATTATTTAGTATATGTACTAATTTTTTTAGGCATTTATACTATTTTTTTTCAATTCCTCAGGTATAACAGAATATTCTTTATCATTATTAAGTTTATTCCTTTGGTCACTTAATGACATATTACAATGACCACATATATAACCAAGAACTGTATCATCTATATGATGTTTGTGCCAGTTACCAATCCAAGATCTATCACATTTTGGACAAACATCTCCTTTTTTTGGTTTAGGTATTTTTTTAGAGTTTTTAAAAACCTCACTTCTACCATTATTAATTTTTTTTGAGCAAGTTAGACATATCGCATTTGATCTCATCAAATAACCATTTTTATCTACCCTACCTTGATAAAAACTAAATTGTGTGGCCGGTAAAAATTCTAAACACTCCCTACATTCCAAATGACCCTCAGGGATCCCCATTGTTAAAATCAATTTAACGTTTTCTAAATTTTCCGCAATAATTGCACCATTTGATTTAGTATTTGTTAAAAGATCTCTATTTGATAGTTCCTTTATAATTTCATCTAAAGAAACATCAGATAAGTCAACTTTATCCATGTTAATTTAACACTCTTGATACATTATTTTCCTTTTCAATTTTTACAATAGTATCGCCCCACTGACTAATCATTGGGTTGTGGCTAATTAGGAACACTTTACCAAAATACTCTTTAATTTTTTGGAAGAACTCAGATACCATCTCAAGGTTATCATTTGATATTTTTCCAAATACCTCATCAAATACTACAATATTTGGTTTCGGTAATGTGCAAATTTTACTTAGTACCGAACGTAACGCTAAAGACGCAATTGTTCTTTCATAACCTGATCCCGAAACCATTAATTTTTCAATACCAGTGCTATTATCGACCATCAAAAATTCAACTTCATTTTTGTCATTAATTCTAATTTCTAATTTGAAGTAACAACTATCTTCCATCAATCTTTGTAGTTCTGAGTTAATCAGTGGCATCATTGTTTTCATAATAATTTTTGATAACCCATTTTTACCGTACGCCTCTAAATAAATTTTGTAAATTTTTTCTCTACCCTCTTCTAACTTAATCTTATCAATTAATCCTTCGTTATTAACAATCTTCTCGTTAAATGATTTGATTTGATATTCATTATTTGAAATTTGAGAGTTTTTATTCTTTTTAATGTTTTCAAGTTCATCCAATCTTAGATCCGCCTTAATCAACATTTCATCAATTTTAGTGTTCTCTTTGATTTTATCCTGAACTTTACCCCAACTATCCAATTTACCTTTTAAGGTCCCAATCTTCAAATCACAACTTTCAATACTTAACTCATATTTTTCTTTGATAAGTTTGTTTTTTTCATACTCATCAAAATCTTTTTTAAGTTGTACGAACTGTTGTTCTCTGCCGGATAAATCCGTCATTAAGGTTGTTTTTTGGTCTCTATGCGTGATATAAACGGCAAGTTGACTAATTTTTTGTTGAGTTATTGAAGCGTTCATTAACTCAATTCCACAGTGCTCACATTTGATACCATCACTCACAGAACTCTTCAATTTCTCAATCTCATTGATCTGTGTATCAAGCTCAATTTTCAACTTAAAGGTATCGTTATACTCCTCTTTAATTTTATCATGTTGGTCTTCGTGATAAAATTCTTTTGGTTCAATAACTTTAAGTTCTTCTGATTTCTTTTGAAACCCTGTTTTCTCTCGTTCCAAAGAATCAATTTCCTCCTGAGTTTTAGTCGGGTTCATCAAACTGATTTCATGGTCAATGTCTCCGTGTTTTTTCTTCAACATATCGTCACGATACTCTTTCCCTTTCAGGATTTTCTCATCAACATCACCAATCTCTGTTTTTAATACCTCAATTTGATCATTTAATTCAGCGATTTGAGTTACATAAGTTTCATTATCTGTTTTCAACATTTCAGAATTATAAATGTTAGATAATTTTGACTTGTTGAAGTCCGAATAAACTTCTTTTGCAACTTCCTCTTTCCGTTTCAAAAACTCAAGTCCCATAAAACGAGACAACACTTGACCTCTTGCCGTTGGTTTTGATTCCAACAATTCCTCAAGGTTTGTTGCCGTAGTTAAAATGGTCATAAGGAAATCTTCCTTTGTACCGATGGAATTCTTAATGAACGCCTCAGTTTCCCTTCTTTGTTCTCCAGTGAAGTTTTGTAAACTACCGTCAGCCAATTTTTTGAAGAAGTCCAATTCTGTCTTAACATTCCATTCACCTTTCTTAGAAAGTTTTCTTTCAATGTTTCTAACTATGATGTACTCCTCACCATCAATTGTGATCTCACCTTTAACCGTTACTTTATTTTTGTCAGTAAATCGGTTGAAGATTTCCTCCGCTTTAGTAGTTTTTGTCGTCTCATTAAAAAATAAGAACATTAACAAATCCACCGTAAGAACTGTTTTTCCCCCAAAGTTTGGTGGGTTTGATTCTACAACCACAACACCATCACACTTATCAAAATCCAATCTTTGGTTCTCACCATATGATAAGAAATTAGAGAACTCTATGTTTCTGATATACCATTTCTTGAATTGTGTGGTTTCAACTTCCTCTTCTTGCATTTTGTTCTCAACCATTCTGTTGATCCCTAAAACGTCATCCAAGTGACCGTCATAACCTTTTGATTCCAAGAATTTTTTCAACAAGTCAAGTTGGTAATTAACGTCAGCAACATTCACCGATACATCAATAGTTTGCATACTATCTTTCTCAATGTTTTTAACCTTAGTTAATACATTCACATTAGTCGTGTTATATTTCTTTTGGAAATAATGTTTAACACTCTTAATCTTATCTTGTGTGAAATTTTCAGGTAAGTCCTCCCATACAACTTGAATTGATGGGTTTTCAAACGTAGAAAAATCTAAATCTTTTATCATTATATTGTAATTGAATAATTTTGGGGGATTGAATAAATCCATTTTTATTTTTGTAACTCAGAAACTTGGTCTTCAACTTGTGATTCATTAACCTCTACTTCTTCAACAACTTGAAACCCTAATTCTTGTCCGTTTAATTCAACATTTAGGTTTTCTTCATTTTCCATTGCCATTTTTCGTGCCTCAAACATTCGTTCAATTGCCTTGTTCATTGCGTATTTGTCTTGTGCAATTTTTCTGTTTCGTTTTTCCACTTTTGCTCTGTGAGCCTTTGCCGCTTTTCCCATTGTTATATTATTTGTTATTATTTATTACTCGGTCTATTTTCTTCAAACCATTCAATTATTGCATTAATCCCCCAAACTGAACCTGCGGATAACATTCCATCAAAGAATACGGAATAATATTCATTAAGTCCAATAAAATGTGAAATTGGTGAATAAAAAGTTAATGATAGGAAAAACCCTACCCATGTTCCCGTACATAACATACAAGAAATTAAGTCAGATACAAATTTAAAAAATGGTCTAGTTAAGAACCATCCTTCATTACTACCCGCTTTTTTAATATTATTTCTCAACCCATTAAAGATTGATCCATACACTAATATTGTGGTCATACCATATGCCACAATCATCCAAATTAATAATTCTATCATAATCTATTATTTAAATTTGATCCCCTAAGAAAAACAGCCCCTTTATTTGAACTGATGTTCTCAAGATCTCGGTTTATTTTTTCTAATTCTTTTATTCTTTCGTTTTTTGTTTGAAGTTCTTTTCTTAAGGTAAGTAATGTTTCTTGTAACATTTCCATCCTATCATCCGGTTTCTCAACCTCTTTAATGACTTCAACGATTTTCTCCACCTCTTTGATTACTTCAACCGGTGGTTTGTCTACAATTATGTCTAAATTACGTCTAAGTTCGTCTAATTCTTCATCCTTTTTAGACATTTCATTTTCCAACTTGGTAATTTTTTCAACAAGTTCGTTTTCGTTATTTTGGTCACGTATGTATTCTATTTTTGTAATAACTTTTTCAACAGGAACCTCAACTATTTTCTCAACCTCTTTGATAATTTCAACAGGAACTTCTACAATTTTTTCTTGTTCGGTTTCCCCTAAAAATCCATATTTCTTTATATCAAACCCTTGTTTGAAACATAAATACATAAAGTTGTTTACGTCTTTTATTTCTTGGGATTCACAAAATGCCATTACTAACTGAATCGTTTCCTTACTAAATATTTTGGAGTTTTTCTGTTCCATTTTCAATGTCTTCAAATGATTTTATGGAGAACTTTAAAAATGGTTTTGGGTTCGGTAGATCAACATACGAATATTCTTTTTTGACAATGTCATAAATACCATATCCATGTTTGCCAATACTTTCTCCAATATTCTGTTGAATAGGGCTTCCAATCATATAACCTTTACCGGTTTTGAATTTGAATTCCTGTCTTTTATGTATATCACCACATAGTACGGCTTCAAGTCCGTTGAACTTATCCACATCATATGCTTCTTCTCCAAAATCAAAACCAAGATCGGTTTTCATTCCTTGAATTGGTCCGTGAAATAAACCAATTTTAATTCCCGTGGCAACATTCAAATCCGGTGGGATATTAGCCTGATATTGCGAATAGACACACCAACTAATATTCTCATCCTCATACACACCTCTATCTCGGTAGTACACAATATCCTCATTCCTCAAAGAATTAATAATAGGAGTAAGAGCATCTAATCTTTCGGTATTGTTTACCAAAAAGTCGTGATTACCAGGTATAATAACAGTTTTAGCAATGAATGAACATTCAGTTAAAATCCAAGCAACAATCTCAATAAGTTCGGGTGTTATTTGGTTTTTAGAATGAACTAAATCACCCGTAAATATTATACGGTCAGGTTCTAATTCTTTCCATTGTTTAATTGCCGTCTCTAATATTGATCGGTATAAATCGTGATCTTTAAATAATCTGATATGTAAATCAGAAAAGTGTACTATTTTCTTAATCATTTAATTGTGTTTTTGTTTCACAGGTTATTGTCCAAG